GCATGTGATAACATTGATTCTTTTAATTGTGTATCTTGATAGAAAGATAATATATCACCAATTGCTGCAGCTTGCTCTATAAACACCATTCCTGGCGAAGCTTCATTGAAATCTGAATATGAATTTGGGAAATATGTTTTAGTAAAATCTATAAGGTTTTGCTTGAATGTTGCAAAATCTTTACCAACATAATTTATGTTCTTAGTATCATTTCCCCAACTCTTATTTAAAGGTTTAATAGCCATTATTAATTATTTACATTTATTTGTACCGAATCTCCTAAGTTTCTATTGGATTTTAAAGAAAACTTTATATCTAAAATTATTTTATTAGTATCTATATCATTTTCATTATAATCGAATATAATTTCATCTATGTTTAAATATGGCAACCATGTTTCAACAGCTGATGTGATGCTTGTTTCAATACTACTTTCAATATTACCTGCAACCAATGGTTCAAATAATAATTTCCAAACATCGCAACCAAATTCAGGTTGCATCATTCTTTCACCCTTTCTCGTTAATATTAAATTTTGTAAACTATCTTTTGCTTGAGAAAGTGTAGTATAATTTACAGAAAATATACCAGCTAAATTGGAAGCTTTGTTTATACCAATCCCCAATACTTTGTAATTATTTTCCGTTAAATCGGTTACATTTACCTTACCAAGCTCTATTGCCATTATCTACGTTTTTTTTCTTGTTCCGCAAAAACCTTTGTTAATGCACTATAATCTCTTGTTAATGCTTTTATTGTAGCATCTTGCAATGCATCTCCAGTAGATTCTATTTGTTGTGGAATACTTTGTGGTACATCTATACTTCTAAAATCCATAGTATCCCAATCTTCTTCCATTACTCTTTGTGGCTGTAGCATATCTAAAACACTACCACCTGTACTTCCTATTGCACCAGGTCCACTAGTATCAGCTCTTTGTGCTGATGTGAATGGTTGAGTCATATTCAAAATCTCATTTATCATTGGGTCTTTTGAAAATTCTCTTTGAGGTTGTTGTCTTTGTTGTGTAGGTACTACCGTTTGCTTTCTAATTGGAGTAGTAGTATTTACCTCTGTCAATTCTCTTAATGATGGAGTTGTTTTCTTTTGTGAGTTCAATGTAACTACACCAGATTTGATAAGTTTAGCAAGTTCTTCTTTAACTTGATTCTTAACTTCGTTTTTCACAACTTCTTTAATTAAAGTTAATAAAATTTCTGATTTCATAAAAAAAATGTTCTGTTTTAGTAATAAATATAATAAGTTAAAATTTACCCAATTATAGTATAACCCGACCAACTAAGTATAGCTGGAGCAGGTGGTGCTGGCGGTGGGTATTGCGCCAAAACTGACATTGTTCCGGAAGTTCCTAATAAATGTAATTGGGCAACCATTACAAATGGGTCTATTAATATGTTTGTTTGTGGTGTAAACACTAACGTTGGTGGGATAAAAAATATATTTGGTATATTTGGTATTTTATCTATTATCATATCATAAGCCATAGCTTCCAATTCCTCTTTAGTAGGTATTTGTTGCTTTATTTCATTTTTCAATTCCTCTTTAGTAGGTATCGTTGGTATATTAATATTTGGTAATTCTATTTTAGGTATTACACCATTTATAGTATCCAATACGAATTGTTTAATATCTTCTTTTGTAGGTTTTGGATTTGGAATTGATTTTGATAATTCAACTGCTACCTGTATTGGAACTATTATTGGTTGTAATATTTTTTCCTGTATTGGTGGTATTAGTTTTGCTTCCAATTGTTTAACAGCTTCTGCTATTAATTTTGTTTTAGCTTTTTCAATTAAATCTTTTTTCTTTGGTAATTCTGGAAATGGAAATTTAATAGATGGCTTAAATTGAGAACCAATGGATGGTTTTTTTTGTTTTGTTTGTTTTATTTTTAATGCAATAGATTTACCCAATTTAATTGCAGGATGATTTTTAACATCATTGGGTATACTTTCATTATTAATAATTTTTTGAACTGTTTCGTAAACATTTACATCTCCTATTGGTGGAATATTTACAACTTGTGATTTTAATTTATCTTCAACTACCTTTAATGCTTCTACTTCTACTTTATGAGCGGCAGTTGAAACAGCCAATGATATTGGATTAGGACCTATATTCATAATAGTTCCTGGCGCTGGTGGAGTCATTTGCCAACCTAATGGTTTTAATAATGGATTTGGTAAGGGTGACATTTCAGCTCCTAACCAATATGCATCAAATGCCGAAGGATATATTTCTTGTAATATATTAAAATTTTCACCATCACTATCTTGTCCTTTTTTCAATGCCCCTTTTATAACATCAATCATTCCACTTAGATTTCCGTTTATAACATTGACACCATATAACATATCACCACCCCTCTTTATGCATTGGTCATATTCATTAGCATAAAATTCAGCAAAAGAATCGGTATCTTTACTGAATCTTCCCGTTATCATAGCATTTAGCACATTTACTTTGAATAGTGTCCAAGACATATTACTTACTTAAAAAGTTTCTTGCTGAAAGTATGGTTTTTAATTTAGATTTAATTGAGAAAAATCTAGCTGCATTTACCGGTCCTAAAGCAGTAGGTCCTATTGGGGTAGCATATACTTGCATTGTAATAGCACTAATTAATTCATCTAATATTTGTACTAATTCTCCACCTAAAACCATCTTTTGAACAGGTGCACCCACTCCCCCTTCTCCTTTATCTTTTCCTAAATAAATTTTACCACCACTATCTGAATTTAAAAATATTTTATTATTTCCTTTTGAATGTATTGTTACATTTTTATTGGTATGTAAGTAGATATCCTTTTCAGCATCTACTGTAAATCTACCATCAGTAATTATACCCGTATTTCCTTTTCCAAATATAATAAATTCACTAGCCTTCGCTGATAAAACGATTCTATCAGAATTTACAAATAATTGGTCACCCTTTAATTTATCCGATGTAGGATATTCAATAAATGCTTTCTTCTCTTTCTTAATAGTTTCGGTGAATGGTATCTTTACTTTATTCGATGTTATATAAATAGAAGTACCATCTTTATTAATATCTTCATCTATAAGTTCGCCTATTTTTTTTGAATCTAATTCTGAATTTTGTTTATTTCTTATATAGATTCCAGGTGATGAAGTTTTACCATCTTCGGTTAAAAAGAATTCTGAGAATCTAATTGTATTTCCAACTCTACCACTTAGTATTGTATCCCCTTGCCTAGGATTTAGAAATTTAATTTTTTCATTAACATTGTATTGTTTTTCTTCGGCTTTCGTTTGATTTGGTTTTTGTTTGGATATACCAGTTGCTTTAGATTCTTTATAATTTTCAGATTGGTTTGAAGTGTTTTCCGATTTAATTGTTTTATCCTTAGCTAATTGAGATGTTTTATAATCTTCTCTAAAATTTGGATATTGTGATATTGAATATGGTAACCAATAATGTGCATTTTCAATTTTTATAACTAAAATAGTTTCACCTACTATTGGATATGTAATATTATTTTTATCAAATGGAAATGCATAATCTTCTAAAGTATAGGTTGATTCAAATTTAAATTCAATAGCACCTAAGAACCTTATATCATTGGAATCAAAATTTTTATTATCATTATATTTGATAACATAATCTCCATCAATATCCAATGGTTTATCAGAACTAAGGTATGTTTTAGTAACAGTTGCTAAAAATGCTTCCATTATATTTTTGTTTTAATCTCTTCTATTTCAATTTCAATATCAGTTAATTTCTCTTTAGCTTTGGATTCTATTTGATTAACGGTATCTTCTAAATCATTTAATAATTGAGCTTTTTCGTTTTCACTTAACCAACCATCTTCACCAATACCTTTAGCTTCTGCAGATGCTAACCTTTGACCTATTGTAGCTAATTTAATTAAATGGTCATCATTTTTAACTGATACATCTATTAAATCTTTAATAATTGGAGCAATCACAGTTGCTTCTCCTACATTACGAATAAGTTTTCTTAACGATTCAATCAATTCTGAAATGTTTTTTTTCTTTACTTGTTGATTATCGTATATATCTTTAAATAATGATGATAAATTTTTACCATCAAATAACTGAAATTCTGAACCCATTGTTAATTATCTTTATTGATTAATTTATTTACTTTCTCTTTATCTTCTTGTGATAGTTGTTGAAACCATTCGTTTTCTAAACTTACCCAAGACCTACTTTCCTCCATTATTGGTAACCCCTCTTCATTATTTGGCATTATACCCAATGTACCTGCCCAACAATTTATAGATTCCAATTTTATTAATGTTTCCATAGATTCTATTTAGAATAAATATTCTTATATTATAAAGTTATAGTTTTATATCTCCTTCATCCATAAATTGATTATACAACTCCATTTGCTTTTCTCTCATTTTGTTTACAACTTTAGTTATATAATGAGTTGGATGGCCTGTCATTTCTCTTATTAGAAGATATAAAGATTTTTTATTAAATGATTCAATGTATTCGGCTCTACGAAATAATTCTAATACTGCATCTGCAATTTGTATATCCCTTTTCTTTTGAAAATAGTTTTCTAAATGCTCATCCCAATACACTAACATTATTTTATTAAACGTTCTGTATTCATCGTTTATATTTTCTTCCTTCCAATTATTTTCTGTATCAAATGAATCAGGCATTGCTGACATTATATCAGTATCTTTATATCTTTTATAATTTGCATTATTTGTTAAAATCAAATAATTTCTTGCAACAATAGTAAAATAAGAAAATGCTTTACCTTTACCAGCTTTGTACATATGGATTTTTTCAATAAGAAATGTAACAACCTCACTCATTACATCTTTAGGGTCATCATCGAAGTAAGTAAATTTCCATTTATTGTAAACTATTTCTGCTAATTTATCAAATGCATATTTAATACGTTCTTTATAAAGTCTATCTTTAATTCTTTGGTCATCAGTTAAATTATATTCAATGATTGCATCTTCAGTATCTTTTGTAAAATATTGTTTACTTCTGGGTTTTCTTGGCATTTTATTTAAATTGTTTGAATTTTTCAATAGTTTCCTTTATTTGGTAAAATATAGAACCTACTTCATCATCCTTCTCAAACATTTCACGACTATCAATTAGTCTTAATGCTTCCAGTAATGCTTCGTTTCTTTTAATCTCATTTTCAATGAAATTTTGATTTCTTTCTATTTCATCTTCATATTTTTCTAATTTAATTAGAAGATTATAAGTTGTATATCCAGCAACTGCTAAGAATACAACTAAAATTATTATTAATAATTCCATATATTAAACGATTTCGTATCCTTGTAAAAAATATTTGTTTGCATTTTTGTATTTGACTTCTAATATTGCTCCTTCTTTAGATTTCATAACAATTTTATCATTTCTACCATAATCCACTTTTTTAGTGATTTGAGTAGTATATACTCTATCCTTTATGGTCAGTCCATCTAAATGGTCAATTTCATGTTGAACAATAACTGTCATCATTGTTTCTTTTGAAACTGATTCATTTTGTTTATCTCCTTCTGGATTAATTTCAAATGTTAACTCACCTAAATTATCCGTTTGTACTTTTACCATTGTTGCTCTAATTGTTCTTAGAGGTTTTGTTAAGGTTCTTGGTATTGATAAACAACCTTCGTAAAATAGAAATCCTTCTTTAGATTTTTCTATAATAACAGGGTTTAATAAGAATAATTCTTCTTCACCAAATTTAATATAACAAGCTCTTTTTTTAATTCCTATTTGAGTAGCAGATATACCCAAACCTGGGTATTCTATTAAAGCATTCTCCAAAGTATTTCTTAATTCATCAGCTTCAGCTGAAGTAATTGGAGTTTTAGGAGTTGGGGTTTTTAAATACTCAATAAACTCCTTAGTTTGTAATCCATTTTTGTTTTTGTCTACTATTAATTTCATTTTTTATTTTTTAAGTCCGTATTTTATAAATTTGTACCAAAATCTTTCATGTAAAAAGTATTGTATTGGCTTGTATATCAATTCTGCTAATCCAAAAGCGGCTCCTATTTTAATTGAATCACTTATCCACCACATTAAAAGAAACCCAATTAGAGTACTTAAAATACGATATGAGATGGTTTTAGCTATATGTCTCTTAACTAATGGCATTACTTCTAAGGTTTGTACCACTTATTTCAGCTATTTCTTGTGGTGGTTCGTGATATATTACATCGTAACCTACTCCTCTACCATAATTTACACTTTCAATATCAGGAATAATTGAAATATATAATCTACCAGTAGAAATGTATCCTCTTAATAATTCTGTTAAATCCATCATTACTTGTTGTGCAGTTTTAGGATTATTTTTATCCCTATTTACATCTCTAATTGCAATCCATACATTTTTACCTTTTTCAAATTGTTGGTCTATTAACCATTGATGGCCTTTGTGCCAAGTTTGCCATCTTCCAATAAATAATGCGTATTTTTTCATATACTATTTTTTTATAAACGGCAATATTGCCA